ACATCTAAGACCGTAGGCGCTGCTGCTGAAAGCATGGGAGATGCACTGATTGGCGCTGGAATATTCGCCAAGCATGCTCTTGCCAAAGGGATCTTGATCGGACTGGGTGGGATATTCAAAGGTGGTGGTGCGCTGGCCAAAGCTCTAGGCGAAGAAGCTGGCAAAGCTATCGCAGAATACGGTACGTTTGTTGCAGCTGAAATACAGCGTGTAGTAGACTCATTCAAGACCATCGCATCAGTGGGTGCGCTTGGCGCCGATGGCATGCGAGGATTCATTGATGCAGCTAATCAATCTGGATTGGCATACGAACAATTCTCCAGAGTATTTGCTAAAAATAGCCAGAATCTTTCGCAGTTTGCTGGTACCGCTTTAGCTGGCCGCAATGCCCTGGCCGCGGTGAGCGAAGCAGCTAAACCATTTGAAGAGCAGTTCTTGGCCATGGGCATTGGCTTTGAAGAACAACGAGACATGTATGCCAAATCCATGCATCAGTCTCGTATATTGGGCAACATCGCCCGCGGAGACGCCCAAGCACAGGCTGAAGCAGCGAGAGATTATGTCTATCAGCTGAAAGAACTCACGGCACTGACTGGTCTCCAAAATGATCAAGCTGAAGCCTTGTTGGAAAAACAACGTGCCGACATTAGATTCCAAGCAGTGATGGCACAATTTGGTAATGCAGTGGATCTTGGTGGCAAAAACATGGCCCAAGGTTTCCAGCGCATTGGAAGCATACTGACTACAGAAGTTGGTCCAACCATTGGTGTAGGCTTCCAAGATGCTATCTCTAACCTTGGCACAGATGCAGCTAAATCGTTCATGCTGGCCACTGGTGGTGCTGGCAAGCAGATCATCGAAGATTATCGTGCCAATCGTATCACCCAAGAACAAGCATTGTTCCAGATCGACGAAGCCATACGCAAACGCTATGCTACATTGGGCGGTGCTAGGACACAAGCAGCACTGGGCAAGCTGGGAACAGCATTTGAAAACACATTCCCTGAGATGTTCCGGCTTACCACACGTCAGGGAAATCTTGCCGACAGCCTAGGTCAAGCACAAAAGGCCGTGGAAGGTTCTGCAGCAGCCACCAATGACGAGACTAAAGAGATAATAAAAGCCCAGAAGAATCTACAGAATTTTGCTCAACAATTGGATATGCTGGTATCTAAAAAGATACTACCAAATGCTGCTAGCCACATACAGTTGTTTACCAAAGCACTGTCCGGCAGCATTGATTACATCAACGAAAAACTCGGAGTCAAGACCAAACCCACGGTTGGCGAAGCCGGCGCTCCGGCTGCAGGTGGTCTCCAAGGTCCTCCTGGAGGTCGCGCACCTGGCACAGGGCCCAGCGGGCTCATGGGCGCAGCCGCTAAAAATCTCAATCCCGGTAATCTCCGATTTGCCGGACAAAAAGGTGCTACCGTGGGCACCGGAGGTTTTGCAGCTTTCCAGACAGTGGACGAAGGTCTGGTTGCCCTGGCCAATCAGTTGAATCTCTACATGACTGGCAAGAGCGCCATGGGCAAGAGAGATACCATTGAGTCCATCATCTCGGCATATGCTCCCCCCAACGAGAACAAGACACAGCAATACATTGATCAGATGGCACGTTTCATGGGTAAAAATCCCAGTGACGTGTTGCCAAGAGATCCAGCTACCTTGGCCAAACTCATGGTTGGTATCATTGGAAAAGAAAGCATGGGTGGTCTGGAAAAAGGCTACAACATGCGATCCGGCATACAGTTTGCTGTGGCCCAGGTGTTGGGAGTGGATCCCAGCAAGATAGGACATTTCCAGAACGGCGGTGTAACTTCCGGCCCTCGCACAGGCTATACCGCTATGTTGCATGGCACCGAGGCCATTGTTCCATTGCCAGATGGCCGCTCGATCCCAGTGGAAATGAACGGAATGACCGATAAGATCGGGGAACAGCTGACTATGATGGGACAACAGATCACTAGCCTAAATGAGCTGGTCAGCCTCATGCGGGCCAACAACGACATCAGCACTAGAATACTGAGATCCTCTGCTGCCTAGCGGTAAATAATGCACTATGGCAGAAGATAAAAAAGGCTGGAAGAAGTACTTCAAAGTGGCCAACACAGCAGGCCAAATGAGCCCTATCTCGGGCAATGTATCACGCGGCCCAAATTACGGCACCGGCGGTTCGGCAGAAACAGAATTTGCTTTCCGCAACTACGCCAGCAGATTACCAGAAGTTTATACCGGTCATCCAAATCGTCTTGAGAGATATAATCAATACGAGAACATGGATGGCGACAGCGAAATCAATGCCTGTCTTGACATACTTGCTGAATTTTCTACCCAGACATGCGAAGCCAACGGCACACCATTTGAGATTGAATTCACAGATAAACCCACAGATCACGAAGTAGAGATCATCCGCAAGCAGCTACAGCAGTGGACCAAGCTTAACAAACTAGATCAGCGCATGTTCAAGATATTTCGTAATGTGCTGAAGTATGGGGATCAGGTATTTGTAAGAGATCCAGAAACTTTTGAGATGTTCTGGGTTGACATGACCAAAGTAGCTCGGGTGATAGTCAACGAAAGCGAAGGCAAACGACCTGAGCAGTATGTGATTCGAGACATCAATCCCAACTTCCAGAGTCTCTCTATCGCTGCCAAAACCACAAACGATTACAACACCCAACCGCCATCAGGAGGGTACTCGGCACCGTATAACTACACAGCACCCAACGCACCCAACTCATCGGGTCAGAGCCGTTTTCAGCGCTCGGTAAACGAAACTTGTATTGATGCCAAGCATGTGGTACATCTCAGTCTCAGCGAAGGACTTGATTACTACTGGCCATTTGGGCAAAGCATACTGGAGATGATTTTCAAGGTATTCAAGCAAAAAGAGCTGCTCGAGGATGCTATCTTGATCTATCGCATCAGTCGTGCACNAGAACGTACGTAGTTTTTTACACTTGACGTGGGCAATATGCCATCGCATTTGGCTATGCAGTTTGTTGAGCGAGTAAAAAACGAAATACATCAGCGACCGCATACCCAGCAACACCGGTGGTAGAGAAAACGTATTAGATACCACTTATAATCCACTGTCAATCAACGAAGATTATTTCTTACCCACAGACCGCCGAAGGTCGTGGTTCCAAAATTGACACCCTGCCAGGCGGTGAAAATCTGGGCCAGATCGATGATCTGAAATATTTCAACAACAAGATGTGCCGCGGATTGCGTGTGCCTAGCTCGTATTTGCCAACTGGACCGGATGATTCCGATCGCCCAATGAGTGATGGACGTGTGGGCACAGCACTGATACAAGAATACCGTTTCAATCAATATTGTGAGCGTTTGCAGAAACAGATTTGCCAGAAACTCGATGACGAATTCAAGATGTTCCTGCGCTGGAGAGGATTCAATATTGACTCAGGACTGTTCAATATCAATTTTGCACCACCACAGAATTTTGCCAGCTACAGACAAGCAGAATTAGACACAACTCGTATGACCGCGTTCCAAGGGCTTGAGCAGTTGCCTTACATGAGCAAGCGTTTCCTAATGAAACGCTATCTAGGACTCAGCGAAGAAGAAATCAATGAAAACGAAACTCTCTGGAAAGAAGAAAGAGACGAACCAGAGCTCAATACCAGCACAGGGCAAGATCTCCGATCAGTGGGTGTGAGTCCAGCGGACCTCGAATCTGACATCACCACTGGCGAAGAGCTTGGTGCCTCTTTAGAAGTCTCGGGAGAAGTACCAGGCGGAGCAGGCCCTGGTGCTCCTGCTATAGGCAGACAAGCACCAACTGCACCCGTGCCAACTCCTACGATCTAATAAATAAAAGCACTATGCTGCTCTTAGAATTTTTCCACAAAGATCCCGCCGGGTACCAAGATCTCGATGATGACAACAGCCAACCTCGCCTAGGAGAGCTGCGCAAGACCAAACTTACCCTGCGACAGATCAACAAATTGCGCAAAATGAATGATCTGCGTACTTACGAGTACAAAGAAAAACTCAAGCAGATAAAGAAGCAATATAGTCCTCCTGCCCAACCAATGATGTGAAAAAAAGAGCTCTCGGCATCTTTTTTCCTGATTTTCTACCACTTTTACCCGGTAATACACCAAGATTTTGTGATCTACAGTAAATAGATTACAGAGCCATTACTTTGGAGGAACCTCAATGAATAAGTTTGAACAACTGATCGAATATGTGATCAACGATGAAGAGCAAAAAGCTCGCGATCTTTTCCATGAGATCGTAGTGGAAAAAAGCCGTGGAATCTATGAAGAACTACATGGCAGAAGAAGAAGTAACAGAAGAAACAGTTGACGAAGCCAAGCACGACGACAAAGACAAAGAAGAAGTAGATGAAGCTGAAGAAGTTGAAGAAGGCTTAGAAGAAGCTGAACTTGGTGGAGACCAAGCCGACGATCTAATCGATGATATTGAATCAGAAGAGCAAGGTCTTAGCATGGAAGCCGAAGGCAACGACGAAATGGTTGATGCCGAAGAAGGCGAAGATTTAGAAGATCGTGTAGTTGACCTTGAAGACAAGCTAGACGAACTCATGGCCGAATTTGAAGCACTGATGGGCGACGAGCAAGACGGCGAAGAAGAGATGGACATGGACATGGATGTAGAAGTTGGCGACGAAGCCGGTGACATGGGCGACGCTGAAGAAGAAACCATGGCCACCGAATTCGAAACTGAAGGACTTGAAGAAGCCATCAGCTTGAAAACTGCTCCTGCTCCTGTGAAATCAGAAGAAGGTAACATCAACAAGAAGTCTACTGTTGCTGCCAACAGTGGAGCAAAAGGTATGGACGGCAAGCCTGTGATGAGCACTGGTGCTGACGAAAAAGGTCGCACAGCTCCCGCAGCCAAAGACATCATGACTGGTGAAGTACAAAATGCTCCTGCAAAGAGCACAGTCAAGCAAAGTCCTGCTACCAAACCTCATCTAGCACAGGCCTCTGGTGTCAACACCAAGAGTCCTTATTAATAGGTCTTAGTTCAGGGTATGGCTCTTTACCTAAAAGAACACCTTACTTTCGACGCTGCCCGCATTGTAGTGGAAGGCGCCGAAGGTAAGGACCTCTACATGAAAGGCATCTGCATCCAAGGTGGTGTAAAGAATGCCAACGAGCGTGTTTATCCCGTAAACGAAATCGAGCGTGCAGTGAAAACACTGAACGAACAGATACACGGTGGATATTCAGTGCTGGGAGAAGTAGATCATCCCGATGACCTAAAGATAAACCTAGACCGTGTGAGCCATATGATCACAGAAATGTGGATGGACGGCCCCAACGGTTTTGGTAAGCTCAAGATTCTACCCACACCAATGGGCAATTTGGTGCGCACCATGCTTGAAAGTGGTGTGAAATTAGGAGTTTCAAGCCGCGGTAGCGGAAACGTTAACGAGGCTAATGGACATGTCAGTGACTTTGAAATCGTCACTGTCGATGTTGTTGCCCAACCCAGTGCGCCTAACGCATATCCCAAGGCAATCTACGAAGGCCTGATGAACATGAAATATGGTCATCAAGTGTTAGAGATGGCCCGGGAAGCTGGTCAGGACAACAAGGTACAGAGATATCTGAAAAGCGAAGTGATTCGTTTGATCAGAGATCTCAAGATTTAGGAGAAACGCATGCTAGATGCCATCAAACCGTTACTAGATAGCGACCTAATCAACGAGGAAACTCGCACAGCAATCTCGGAACAATGGGAAGCCAAGCTGAACGAGGCTCGTGAAGTGGTACGTGCAGAACTCAGAGAAGAGTTTGCACAACGCTATGAGCATGACAAACAAGTGATGGTGGAAGCCCTAGATCGCATGGTTACAGAAGGTCTGCAGGCAGAGATCCAAGCTGTTGCTGCTGAAAAGCAAGCACTGGCAGAAGATCGTGTCCGATTCCACAGCAAGATGAAAGAAAGCGCCACGAAGTTCAACGACTTTATGGTCACTAAACTTGCTGAAGAAATCGGCGAACTGCGCCGAGACCGCAAGCAACACAACGAATCAATTGAAAAATTGGAAAAATTCGTGGTGAAAGCACTGGCTCAAGAGATCCGTGAATTCGCACAAGACAAGAAGGATGCGGTTGACACCAAAGTCCGTCTGGTCCGCGAAGCACGTACTCAACTCGAAGCACTGAAAGCACGATTCGTGAAAGAAAGCGCCAAGAAGATGAGCGAAAGTGTAGCCAAGCATCTCCGGGCTGAACTTAGCCAACTCAAAGAAGATATCCAAGTTGCTCGCGAGAACAACTTTGGCCGTCGTATCTTTGAAGCATACGCTGCCGAATTTGGTGCAACTCATCTCAATGAGAACGCAGAAATCCGTAAGCTCAATGCTGTAGTCGCAGATAAAAATGCGAAATTGGCCGAAGCCATCAAACTCAGCGAGAAGGCGAAAGTCCTCGTTGAAACAAAGGAACGCGAGATTCG